ATGTGTGGCGTGAGATAGCCGTTATGGTGGACATGAGCATTGCAGGCGTTGTGAAGGCTTACAAACGCGCTCTTACGCGTCACCCTGTTGCGGCAATAGAAGAACACCGTGAACTGGAATTAGATCGCCTGGATAATCTTCAGCGTACTTACTGGCAACCTGCGGTGGCTGGCAATCTAAGAGCGGCAGATTTTGTTTTACGCGTAATTGATAAGCGCGCAAAATTACTGGGATTAGATGCACCATTGAAGGTACAAGCAGAGGTGGTTACTTATGACGGATCAGACTTGGACAGAGAAGTTGAACGAGTCGCAAGAATTATTGAAGCCTCAACAGTTGGAGGGGTTGCAACCATCACAGAACTCACGGATCAAAGCGAGCCGTTGGGTATGGAAGAACAAACTGGCGCGGAAGGAACAACTACCGCCTGAAGGTGATTGGAACATTTGGCTTGCAATGGCAGGCCGTGGATTTGGCAAAACAAGATTAGGCGCTGAAGAAATAGCCTGGCAAGCAATCGTTCAACCCGCTACCAGGTGGGCCGTTGTTGCTCCTACATTTTCAGATGCTAGAGATACATGTGCAGAAGGTGAGTCAGGCATTGTTGCCGTCTTACAGCGTTATCAAATGCTTCAGAATTACAACAGATCTATTGGTGAGATCCTGCTCAAGAATGGTAGCCGTATAAAACTATTTAGCGCAGATAACCCTGAACGCTTCCGTGGCCCGCAACATCATGGCGCGTGGTGTGATGAGTTAGGTGCATGGCGCTATCAAGATGCCTGGGATCAGTTGCAGTTTGGCCTACGCCTGGGCAAAAAGCCGCGGGTCATTGTTACCACTACACCGCGTTCTACGGCCCTGATACGCATGCTTGCAGGCCGTACAGATGGCTCAGTAGTAATCACTAGGGGAAGCACATTTGATAACGCGGCAAACCTAGCCCCTAGTGCATTGATGGAATTACAAGCCCGCTACAACGGCACACGATTAGGTAGGCAAGAACTCTATGGAGAAATCCTTGATGATGTTGAAGGCGCATTATGGACTAGAGGCTTAATTGACCGCACACGCATTGCAACAGCCCCAACTATGGCCCGCATTGTTGTAAGCGTTGATCCTGCCGTAACTAACTCAGAGAAGTCAGATGAGACAGGAATTGTTGTTGTTGGATCTACTTCAGATGGCCAGGGCTATGTGCTTGGTGATTACTCATTTAGAGGATCACCGTTGCAGTGGGCTACAAAGGCAGTAGAACTATTTGATGCGTACAAGGCTGATGCTGTTTTGGTTGAAGTAAACCAGGGCGGTGACATGGTGGGCGCAGTGCTAAAGCAAGTACGCCCTACCTTGCCAATTAGAGAAGTGCGAGCGCATGTGGGTAAGAAATTACGCGCTGAACCAGTAGCGGCTATGTATGAGCAGGGCCGTATTCACCACATTGGAGAGTTTGCAGAGTTAGAAGATCAAATGTGTACCTGGACTGTTGATGAACCAAACTCACCTGACCGCATTGATGCAATGGTGCAGGGTTTTAGCGATTTGTTAGGAAAAGTTACGGTTAGTAATTACTTTAACGCTATTGCTAATCATTGCCCTAAGTGCGGCTTGCCTATGCCTAAATCATTTACACATTGTTCTGCGTGTAGAACCGCTATGATTGTGACAAATTCTGAGGTGGCACAAGGAGCGTAATGGCTGACAATTACAACTCAATCATTGATCAAGGCTCTGATTGGTTTCGCAATTTCTTGTACACACAGCCTGCAACGATTACAAATGTAGTAGGCAACGGCACAACTATTACATACACCGCAGAAAACGGATTTAGTGCAGGGCAAACTGTTTACATTGAGGGCATCATGCCTAGCCAATACAACTTAGGTAATGTAACAATTGCTTCACGCACCTCAACACAATTTACTGTTACTAATGCGGCAACTGGTTTGTACATTCAAGGCGGAGATGCACTAAGCGCAGTGGACATTACTGGCTACACAGCCCGCATGCAGTTGCGCTCACTACCTAATGACACCGTTGCAGTTTTAACGCTTACAGAGACAAGTGGCATTACAATTGATGGGCCTAGCGGAACTCTTGCAGTTCGCGCAACAGCACAACAAACAGGCGCAATAATTGCAGGCCCTTATTATTACGATTTAGAGATAACATCACCTACTGGTGTGAAAACACGACTTGTTCAAGGTGAATTGAATGTAAATGCAGAGGTGACAAGATGACATACAACCCAAATAACTTTTTGAATAATCCAAACCCCGTTGGAACTCCAAATGTTATTGTTGTAACACCTGGCCCTATGGGGCAACAAGGCGTTCAAGGTATTCAAGGTATTGCAGGTAACTTCTCTGCTCAAGGCACTCAAGGTACACAAGGTTTACAAGGTGGCGGATTTAACCAGGCACAAGGAACTCAAGGTTTAATTGGCCCGCAAGGTGTTACAGGTATTCAAGGCGCTGTTGGCGTACAAGGTTCTGTTGGCGCGCAGGGAATTACTGGATCACAAGGATTAACTGGTATTCAGGGTAACACTGGTTTGCAAGGTGTTACAGGCCAGGGAATTCAAGGTATTCAAGGCAATACAGGTATTCAAGGTGCATTAGGTGTGCAGGGATCTGTTGGCCCACAAGGAACTATTGGTGCGCAGGGTGTTGAAGGCGTACAAGGCGCAGTTGGTACACAAGGATTAACTGGAACTCAAGGATTAACTGGATCTCAAGGAACAATTGGATCACAGGGAACTACTGGTGTTCAAGGTTTAGTTGGTGTTCAAGGATCAATTGGTGCGCAAGGCGTAAATGGTTCTAATGGTGCGCAGGGCGCAACAGGAACACAGGGCGCAACAGGAATTCAAGGCACACAGGGAACGCAAGGTGTGCAGGGCTTGCTTGGTGATGTTGGAAATCCTGGAACACAGGGAACAACAGGATCTCAAGGCTTAACTGGTTCACAGGGCGATACAGGTTCACAAGGCGCAACAGGTGCGCAGGGTGTGCAAGGCACTATTGGCGTACAGGGCTTAACAGGTGCGCAAGGTGTTCAGGGAATTCAGGGCAATGACGGTATTCAAGGAATAACTGGCGCTCAGGGTGCAACAGGTTCTCAAGGTTTAACTGGCATACAAGGTGCAACTGGCTCACAAGGACTTGATGGAATTCAGGGAACTGTTGGAGCGCAGGGAACACAAGGTGTACAGGGAACTATTGGTAGCCAGGGTATTCAAGGCTTAGATGGTATTCAAGGTGTGCAAGGTAATACTGGTGCAAGCGGTACATCATCATCTATTTTTGAGTATCAAGCAGATACTACAACTCAAGCACCTGTACCTGCCGCTGGCAGAATTATTTGGAATAACGCTACACAAATTTCTGCAACAAACATTTACATTTCTCATTTAACAGATTTCAATGTGGACATTGATTTTCTATTAGCAAACATTAAAGATAATGACATTTTCTTTATTCAAGATAGAACTGACTCTAATAATTATCAAGAATGGGAAATAAACGGCACACCTTCATCTGTTACTAACAGTTATTTCACTTTTCCTGTAACGCTTTTAACATCAGGTGGAACAGGCACAACAGGTTTTGCCAATAACCATAATCTTTCTCTTATTACTCAAAGCGTGGGCGTTCAAGGAACAACTGGCGCGCAGGGTACGACAGGTGCGCAGGGAACTCAGGGCTTGCAGGGTGTTCAAGGAACTGAAGGCTTACAAGGTACAACTGGAACTCAAGGACTTGTTGGCGCTCAAGGTCAAACTGGAACGCAGGGCATTGAAGGCTTGCAGGGTACTGAGGGAGTTCAAGGTGTAACTGGTTCTCAAGGACAAACTGGTGCGCAGGGAACGGTAGGCGCGCAGGGTGCTGAAGGATTGCAAGGCACTCAGGGAACACAGGGAACTCAGGGCATCACTGGTAGCCAGGGAACTACTGGAACACAAGGCACACAAGGAACTCAAGGGCTTGAGGGATTGCAGGGTGTTACTGGATCTCAAGGTACTGACGGATTAAATGGTGCGCAGGGAACAACTGGTACTCAAGGCACTAATGGAACGCAGGGTATTGAAGGACTGCAAGGAATTACTGGTACACAAGGAGTTCAAGGATTAACTGGAACTCAAGGTGCAACTGGTGAAACTGGTGCGCAAGGAATTCAAGGCACTGAGGGAATTCAAGGTACTATTGGAACGCAAGGTGTTCAGGGTGTTCAAGGCACTCAGGGTATTCAAGTTCAGGGAACAACTGGCTTGCAAGGCTTAGTTGGTACTCAGGGCTTAACTGGTGTGCAGGGTACTGAAGGAACAAATGCAACAGCAATGCCTGACATTTTGATGCTCGGCGGAATGTAAAAAGGGAGAATAATGGCAAGCACATACAAAGTATTAGGACAGGTAGCCCCAACAGCGGCGGCGGCCACAACCCTTTACACCGTTCCTGGAGCAACACAGGCAGTTGTTTCTACAATCAATGTTGTTAATACTGGTGGAACAGCGGACTCAGTTCGCATTGCTATCCGCCCTGGTGGTGCAACACTAGAAAACAAGCATTACATTGTTTATGATCTTGTTCTTAATGCAACCGCTACTTTTACATACACTAGCGGCGCTACTCTAGCGGCCACAGATGTTGTTACAGTTTATTCAACAAACGGTACAAGTTCATTCAACGCATTTGGAAGCGAGATCGCATAATGTCAGTTTCAATTACACCTAACCCAAATGTTCAAGGCCCACAAGGATTAACTGGCGCTCAAGGAATTCAGGGCGTACAAGGCACAACTGGTTTACAAGGCGTTCAAGGTTTAACTGGAATTCAAGGTGAAACAGGAGCGCAAGGAACTCAAGGAGTTCAGGGAACAACTGGTATTCAAGGCTTAGATGGAATTCAGGGTTTAACTGGACTTCAAGGCACTCAGGGAGTTCAAGGAACTACTGGTATTCAAGGCGCTCAAGGAGTTCTACCTACAATTACTTATGACGCTGAAACAACTGCGTACACGCTACAAGCGGCAAATGTTAATCAGTGGGTAACAATGAGTAGTGGTTCTTCACAAACAATCACTGTTCCACAAAATGTATTTACTACTGGCCAGGTTGTTTATGTTCAGCGTATTGGAACAGGAGCAGTACCAATTGCTCAAGGTGCGGGCGTAACAATTACATCAAACGGTGCTACTTCTTCAGCGCCTACTTTGCGCGCTCAGTTTAGTTCAGCATCAATTCTTTGCACTGGAACAAACACATTTACAGTTGTTGGAGACATTGCCTAACGCACCCACAACATACCTACATCTGCGGTAGGGCGTAGGTTGGCTACTTTCCAACCCCCGTCTATCCACGCATCAGATGTAAGTTGATGCCAGGCTAACAATTGATTGACATTGTTTGATTGCATGTTGCCCCACACCTGCGGTTCTTCTAAATGGTTCACAATGTATTGTGCGGCCATCTCTCTGTAACCCAGGGTAAATAAGTAATCTAACTGATCTTCATGTTGGTGCATGGTTTCAAATGTCCACTCAAAACAAATCATGCCCCCGTAATGGCGCGTCATGCCTTTCATCACTTGCCACTCAGCACCTTCAACATCAATCTTGATCAAGTCAGGGTTGCCGTATGTATCTGCAAGGGTGTCAATGGTGATTGTGTTTACTTCTACCTCACGGTGAGGCTTGCCTTTGTATGGCATACCGTCTTTGGTTAGCCACTCTTGGTTAAGCGAACTTAGGCCATCTTCTTCTGCCTCATAGAACTTTAAGCGCTCGCCATCTTTGTCACTGACTGCCATTCTAAGAGGCACAACATTTGGGTTGTAGATGAAGTTACCAACCAACTCTGAAAACACGCGTGGGGCGGCTTCTAAGGCTATTACGCGGTATCCCTGGTTAAGCCCTGCAAGCACTGCATCACCGCGATTAGCGCCAACATCAAAGAGCAACATGTGTAAGCCTTCCTAAATTGCTTTTAACTGCAAACTCATAATCAGGTGTTAGTTTCATGGCATCTAACTTATGCAACAACTCAAGACTTTCATCTTTGCGCCCTATCCACCAGGCACTCACAGCCTTTTCAAACAGCAACACATACTGCCCTTCATAACCGACATGGACAGGAAGCGGTGAATTAAGTTGATTGTGTAATCCTATGTTTGCCCAGGTATAACACTCTTGCCATTGGCCTAGACGCTCATGGAATTGCGACAAAAGGAAATAACCTTCAGGACGGTATGGCAAATAAGCAACAGCCTGCAATAAACAGTTACTCACAGTGGCCTGGCGGTCATTTTGATCATCAAAACAATGGGCAACTTTAAGAAGTGACGCATAAACCAGGGTGGGGTGTGAGACATGGCCGTATTCTGCGGTACGCAAATAAAAAGAAACGGCTGATGCTGTTTGGTTTTGTTTCTCGTACTCCACTGCTACATCAAAATTAAGCACTGGGTTGAATGGGTCTTTAGATAGTTCTATAACTAATTGTTCAATTTTCATACGCTAGTGCCTCCATAATTAAATCTTCTACTACTGCGCCAGGTACTTGCAAGACAAATGCGGCGTTATCCTGGAAACCAAATGACACCAAAAGGTTGCCGTTATGGACTGCCGCACCTACACAGAACTCAATGCGAGCATCTAAGAATGAAAATTCCTTACTTAGTCCTACAACATTTAGTTCCTTATCCCACACAACAAGGCGGTGACGGTAAATGGCATCTTTTTGCTTGAGATAATTCTTAAACAGATCTACCTCATGGGTAATGGAGATGTACATGTTGCCCCACCGTATGACCTGGCTAGATCCGCGCTGATCTTTAGGCGCTACGGCTGTTTGCTTATGGAATACCTGTTCACATTCCCCGCTAATTGGGTTGGCATAAACTAACTCTGTTGGCATTGTCCATTTGATGAAGTGGTAAGGCTTATCAAGAACAGGTATCCAATTCTTCTCACAGTAAGAAGTATCAGGAGCAGGGGCTTTAATACGCACACGCCTAACCTCTTTGACTGCCCAGTTATCCCAGTCAATCTCAATACGGCTGTACTCCATGCGGCCTACGCCGTTGGTTGTGGTGTCACGGCGAACGCCCACTAGGTAATAATCATCTAGCCACTGGACTACGCGGCAATCTTCTTCACCCACAAACTCCCAAATGGGTTCAACATCTAATTCAGATGTATCTACTTTGGCGTGGTGAGTCATCTCAAGATCATCATTAAGGCGGCACAAGTAATTGACCGTAACTAAGCGGCGATCCTTCTCAGGGTGCAGGTATGACAATGGCCCAAATCGGCTAGGAAACTTCTGCTCATTTTCTGCATGATACAGCGTGTAATTTACATGGCGTAAGTTCACAAGAATGTTGCCCTTGTCATCAATAAAGATTGATGGGTTCATTAGCCCAGTGCCGCTAGTCAATCCGTGAGGGATCACTAGGGGCGCAAGTTTGCCACCGTGTTGAACTGCCTTCTCTACTAAGTTCATAATCCTTACAATACATGATGTTGAGAAAATCGCTATCATTGCAACACGCCTGATTTACAAGAGGCATAACAAGGGAGATACGCATGGGTCTGCGTGACCGTATCGCAAGAGCATTAGCAACTCAAGACATTGAAAAAGGCCCTAACCTGCCTGCGGGTGCTACAACAATTGGCACTGACGCACTTATGGCATCATCAGGTTTAGCAATGCAACAAACATACGGCAACAATGTTGCACTCCCACGCGCACCATTTAGCGCAACAGTTCCATTTGGCCCAGGCAATCCAATTATCCCTGGCGCGATTAACCCAATCAATCCCGCAACAGGCCGCCCTGAACCGCGCCGTTATGAATACCAGGTTGCGCAGAACATCAACATTGTTCCAACGCGCTTAGTTCCATTTTCAACATTACGCGCCGCTGGTGACAGTATTGACATTTTGCGCCGTTGCATTGAAGTAACTAAATCAAAGATGAACGGTTTAGATTTTGACATTGTTTTAGGTGCAGACGCATCAGAAAAGATTGCGGCAGAGTCAGGCGGAGATCATGTGCGCGCTATGGCTAAGGCTCGCGAAAA